AAGCAGGAGTTAAAGCTTATCGAAGAGCTAACCCTGGTTCTAAATTAAAAACAGCAGTAACTGGAAAAGTTAAAAAAGGTTCAGCTGCTGCAAAACGTAGAAAGTCGTATTGCGCAAGAAGTGCAGGTCAAATGAAACAGTTTCCTAAAGCTGCTAAAGATCCTAATTCTAGACTACGTCAGGCTAGAAGAAGATGGAAATGTTAGATAATTTTATATATAAGTTTTGTGAGACTGTTGACAATATTACAGATTTTATAGATAGTTGGTGTTATGAGAGATACAAAAATATTAGAAGCTTTTTCAATAAAAAAAGAAAAAGAAGAAAAACAAAAAAATCTATTTCGTAATCTTAAAAAAGAAGTAGAGACGGGTGCGAATGGCACTCAAGATTACATAATTAAGAAAGGTGTAAATAAAGGTAAAAAAGCAAATGTTAGATGAAATAAACTTAATAACTAAAATACAAAAACAATTGAAAGAAAGTTACCAACAAATCGGTGACGCTATGATAGGTGGCACTATTGACAACATGGAAAAATACAAGTACATGTTGGGACAGGCCCACGCCTACCAATATATTTCAGGGGAAATATCCAACCTGCTAAACAAAGGAGCTACGAATGGAAAAGACGCAGACGGCAAAGTCGTCAACATTGGAAAAGACAGAAATACCAAAGCATAAAAATGCTTTGGAAGAAAAATACGAAAAAGAAAGTAAAGAACAACATCAAAAAGAAGTTGATGGTTACGAACGTTTGAAGACTAAAGAGTCTTCTAAACTACCAAGGCCAACCGGCTGGAGACTTTTAGTTTTACCTTTTAAGATGCCAGAGAAAACTAAAGGTGGATTGTATCTTGGACAAGATACTTTGGAAAGACAACAAGTTGCATCTACATGCGGACTCGTTCTTGAAATGGGACCACATTGTTATGACAAAGAAAAATTTCCTGAAGGCCCTTGGGCCAAGAAGGGAGATTGGGTTATCTTTGCTCGTTATGCGGGTTCAAGATTACCTATAGACGGTGGGGAAGTTAGATTGCTAAATGATGATGAAGTGTTAGCAACCATCGATAGACCCGAAGATATACTTCATACATTTTAACCATAGGAGCATACTATGCAAAACGTAGACAAACCAGTTGACATAGATACATCCGGACCAGGTGCCGAAGTAGAGTTAGATTCAGTTAAAGAAGAATTAATTGAAGAAACTGTAGTTGAAGAAAAAACACCAGGAACGGATAAGTCATATGAAAACGAACGTGAAACAAAACTTGAAGACGGTGGTAGCGCCGATGACGCAAATGCGAAATCTGATGAGCCAACTGATGTTCAAGCTAGCGAAGAGAATACAGAAAAAAAGAAAGAATTAGAAGAATACTCTGAAGGAGTAAAAAGAAGAATAGCTAAATTAACTAAAAAAATGCGTGAGTCAGAGCGAAGAGAAGAAGCAGCTACGATTTATGCAAAAAGTGTTTTAGCTGAAAAAGAAGCTTTAAGTGCTAGACTTTCAAAATTAGATACAGGCTTTGTATCTGAAAAAGAAAATAGAATTAAAGCAGGTATGGAAGCAGCTGTTGCAAAACTTGCAAAAGCTAGAGAAGAAAGTGATCTTAAAGCTGAAGTTGCTGCAAGCGCAGAAATTTCAAGACTAGGTTATGAAGAAGCAAGACTTGCTGATTTAAAAGCTAGACAAGTTGAACAGAAAACTGAAACTCCAGTACCACAACAACAAATACAACAAGAAGTGGATGTGCCAAGACAAGTGGATTCTAGAGCAAGAGATTGGGCTAGAAAAAACGAATGGTTCAACAAAGATCCCATAATGACTGAGGGAGCAAAAGTAATACACAGACAGTTGACTGAAATTGAAGGATATGACCCTAATACCGAGCCTGAAGAGTATTATTCAGAGGTAGATAGAAGAATAAGACTTGAATTTCCGCACAAGTTTGATACTAATGTTACTCAGGAATCGACTAGACCTACTCAAACTGTAGCTTCGGCTACGCGAGCAAACAGGTCTTCTGGTCGCAAAATTGTGAAACTCACGCCTTCACAGGTAGCAATTGCTAAAAAATTGGGTGTGCCACTTAAAGACTATGCGGAACAATTAAAAATCACGGAAGGAGTATAAGCATGGAAAATCAAGATCAAAAAACTTCACGTGCGAGTCAGACTAGAGAAAAAACATCTCGACCAAAAGTCTGGTCTCCACCATCTTTATTAGATGCACCCCCTGCACCGGCAGGATATGTCCACAGATGGCTAAGAGCTGAGTCTATGGGATTCGACGATTCTAAGAACGTACAAAGCAGAATAAGATCTGGCTTTGAATTAGTAAGAGCCGATGAATATAATGAAACAGACTATGCTGTAGTGGAAGACGGTAAGTACAAGGGAGTGATCGGTCAAGGTGGCCTAGTGCTCGCTAGAGTACCTGTAGAGATCGCACAACAATACGCTGATTACTATCGTAAGCAAGCGCAGGAGAACGAAAGTGCCTTCGACAACGATCTCTTAAAGGAAGAGCATCCAAGTATGCCTATCAGTGTTGATAGAAATACTCGTGTAACTTTTGGTGGTACGAAGAAATAAGTTTTTTAACAATTTCTAGTTCATCATTTAAATTAACCAAGGAGAAAAACTATGGCAAACCAAGATAGTCCTTTCGGCTTAAGAGCAATAGGAAAAATCGGTCAAAATAGAGATAACCAAGGTTTAGCGGAATTTAGTATTGCAGCTTCTGCAACAGCTATCTACGGTCAAGATCCAGTTAAAGCTGCGGCTACTGGAACGATCGAAGTGGCGGCAGCAGGTGATACTTTACTAGGATCCCTAAATGGTGTTTTCTTTACAGCAGCCGATACATCAAAACCAACGTTTGCGAACCATCTGAATGCAAGTAACACTGCAACAGATATCGTAGGCTTTGTATCTTCAGATCCTTACGAGAGATTTGAGATTCAATCAGACAACACAACAGCTTCTGCACAAACTGATGTTTTCATGAATTATGACATCACTTATGCAGCAGGAAGTTCTCACGATTACCTTTCAGGTGTTGAACTAGATGATTCGACTACGTCGACAGCTAGTGGACAATTGAGAGTAGTTGGAGTTTCAAAAGACATTAAGAACAATGATTTAACTGCATCGCATGTTAACTTTGTTGTAATGATCAATGAGCACTTCTTAAAAGGTACAGCTGGAGTATAATAGCAGAATAGGAGATTAAATTATGGCTATATCACGAGGACAACTAGTTAAAGAACTAGAGCCAGGTTTGAACGCACTGTTCGGCTTGGAATACAAAAGATACGAAAACCAACATGCTGAGATCTACGCGACAGAAACTTCAGACAGAGCTTTCGAAGAGGAAGTTATGTTATCTGGATTCGCTAATGCTCAAGTAAAACCTGAAGGTTCAGGTGTAGTTTTTGACAATGCTCAAGAAACTTACACTGCAAGATACACTATGGAAACTGTGGCTCTTGCCTTCGCTATTACTGAGGAAGCGGTGGAAGATAACCTGTATGACAGACTGTCAAGCAGATACACAAAAGCGTTAGCTAGAAGTATGGCAAATACTAAGCAAGTTAAAGCTGTTAACCCTTTGGTTAATGGTTTTGGAGGTGGTTTCACTTCTGGAGATGGTAGCAATTTATTTGCAACTAATCACCCAACAATTGCTGGTACAGTGTCAAACACTCTATCTACGGCAGCGGACTTAAACGAAACTTCATTAGAGCAATCTCTTATTGACATTGCAGCGTTTACTGATGAAAGAGGTTTAAAAATTGCAGCGAAAGCAACAAAAATGATTGTTCCTTCTGCGCTACAATTCCAAGCTGAAAGATTGATGAAATCAGAAGGCAGAGTTCAAACTGCTGATAATGATATCAACGCAGTTAGATCAATGGGAATGGTTCCTCAAGGTTACAGAGTGAACAATTTCTTAACTGATCCAAACGCGTTCTTCCTTATCACTGATGTTCCAAACGGAATGAAACATTTCGTTAGAACACCAATCAAAACAGCTATGGAAGGTGACTTCGACACTGGAAACTTAAGATTTAAAGCTAGAGAAAGATACCAATTTGGTGTGTCTGACTTTAGAGGAATCTTCGGTTCTCCTGGAGTAAGTTAATAGATAATTTTGAGGCGGGACACAATCCCGCCTCATTTACAAAATAAGAAAGAAAAACTCATGAAAAAACTTCTCGTTAATATCTTTGCATACAATCACCATGCTAAATTTGAAATACTAGCTGAAGATAATGCAAAAGCTGTAGAACTAGCTATACTTGACAAGCTAGGAGAAAATAGTATAAAATGGGAAGATCTTGGAAACAACTATGATTCTAGGATAAATAGAATAACTTTTGAAGAGGTTATAAATGATACAAGACCTATACAAAGCAAAAAGGTCCTTGGAGTTGAAGTGGGAACAGGAGCATCTGGATAATAACAGATATACTCTTGAAATGGTCAGAATTGATGACAAAGTAAAAGAGATCATCACAAAGATCAAGCTGGAAGAAGCAGCAATTGCCCACAGACAGAACAATGTTGAAGGTTCTGCTCCTGAAGTTTCAGTAGCTACTTAATAAAAAGCTACATCGTTGGAAAAAATCCACTCCGCATTACAGGCTCTCTTGCACTCTACTCAAAACTAATGTATAAAAAATACACTATACAT